CAAGCACTTGGCGCAGTCGCTGATCGAAACGAAGGAAACCCTCGGTGCCAACATCCTGAACCGCGCTTTCACCTCTGGCTACAACGGTGGTGACGGTGTGACGCTCGTTGCGACGAACCACCCGATTGCTCAGGGTACGTTCAGCAACCAGTTGACGACTCCGGCGAACCTGTCGCAGACCTCGCTTGAGCAGATCCTCATTCAGATCCGCAACGCTGTTGACAACAACGGCAAGCGCATCCGTTTGAACCCGGAGAAGCTCGTTGTGTCGCCGTCGAACGTGTTCCAAGCGGAAGTGCTCTTGAAGAGCGTCCTCCGTACTGGCACGGCTGACAACGACATCAACCCGGTGAAGTCGATGGGCCTCCTCGCTGGCGGTCAGGCCAACCTGTCGCGTTTGACTTCGACCACTGCTTGGTGGGTGAAGACGGACGCTCCGGAAGGCTTGAAGTTGATGATGCGTCGTGGCCTTGAGAAGAGCATGGAAGGTGACTTCGAAACCGACTCCACGCGCTTCAAGAGCACGGAGCGTTACGCTTTCGGCTGGACCGACCCGCGCACCGTTTTCGGCACACCTGGCGTGTGAGCCGCTTACGCGGATAAGTCCAAAAGACTGGAGAAGGGGGGCTTCGGCCCCCTTTCTTTTTAAACTCAAATGGCATAAACTACTTTCGTGGAGGTAGTTTGTGCCATACGCTAATGAATTTGCCGGTATATACAAAATTGTCAACAAGGCAAATGGCACTTGTTACGTTGGTCAATCTCAGCGCGTGAATAAGAGAATCCGAGAGCATTTCAGGCTCTTACGACTGAATAAACATCCAAACCCAAGGCTTCAGAATGCTTTTAACAAGTATGGTCGTGAAAGCTTTGCATGGGAAATTGAAGCTGCCTGCGACAATCCAGAAGATCTTGACATCATTGAGAACGCATTTCTTTCTGGAGACGCTTGGTTTGAAGAGCCTGTTTTCTACAACATAGCTGCCTTCGCTAAGGCTCCGATGAGAAACAAACAGCACTCTGAAGAAGTGCGAAAGCGAATTAGAGCCGGAAGAAGAGCGTGCGGGTTTGACTATCAATCCGAGGAGTACAGGGCATCTCTTGTAAAGGCGCAACACGAAAGATTTTTTTCGAATCCACGATTTGTTGCAAAGGTCAAGTTTATAGTTGACAATCCTGACATGTCTTACGCTGAGCGTGCTCGTGCGCTTGGGAACGATATCAGCGCAGTCAGGAAGCTAGCGCTCAAGTATGGACATTTAAGAGGAGTTTTATAATGGCTCAGACACGATTTTCAGGTCCGGTTGTTTCGGACAATGGGTTCTCCGGAACAATCCTTTCTGGCTCCGCTACGATCACGAATCTCGTTTGCACTACGCTGACGGTTGGTTCGACTCAGCTTACGAACGGTTCAGTTTCGGGCACGGTCGCCACTCAGGCGGGTCGCATTCCTGTTCTTGTTGGAAGCACCACGCTCTACATTGCTCTGTACAGCAGCCTGACGCCGTAATGACGAGGGGGCTTCGGCCCCCTTTTCTAAATGTGATTGTGAGGGAAAGCAACCATGCGTCCTATTAGTTTTACAAGATCACAACCGACAGCGAGCGTCAGTAGCGTTGCAGCAGCTCAGGTTTTGAACACGACTGCTGTTACGATCAACGGAACTTCAGCTTCTGGCGGTGTTGCAACATACGCGGTGTCGGCATATCCGACAGTAACTGCCGACGCTAACGCGAACGGAAAGACCTTTACCATTGTGGGCACTCGTCCCGGCGGTGGAGATCAGACTTCCACAATTACCTTTGCCGCAGCCTCTGGCACGGTGACGGGGTCAATTGCGTTTGCAACGGTTATCGCTGTCACGGCTTCTACTGCTACGAGCGCCACAATCAGCGTGGGTAATGCGGTGACGGGCTACACGGATTGGATTCCGTTGGATATCTACACCCCGAACCAAGTAACCAACATTTCCGCCAAGACGAGCGGCACGGTCAACTACTCGGTGGAATACACCAACGAAGATCCGTTTGATCGCTCTATCCAGCAATTGGCGGTTCCGCACCCGAATGCGAGCCTGACGGCAGCGAGCGGTGACGAGACGCAGTTCACGACGACGTTGATGCGAGCGGTACGCTTGAAGATCAATTCGGGCGATGGCTCGGTTCGCTTCACGGTCGTCCAGCAATCGACGGCTTGATAAATGGCTAACATCAAGATCACCGATCTTACGGCGGCGACTGCGCTTGGCGGGACTGAGCTGTTTGAATGCGTTCAGTCTTCCTCGTCAGTCAAGGCATCAGCCCAGCAAATCAAAACGTATGTTGGGAGTTCTCTCAACATCACGGGCGGTGTGCTTGGATCTGTCACGATCAGCAACGGCGTAGGCAACTTTAGTTCGCTTGCAATTACAACGGGAGCAATCCCGTTTAACACCATTACGAATCGCGCTATTGGCCAGTTTGAATCTCATGCTGATCAAACGGCTACGTCGGCTAACGTCGCTTACGTTGCGCAGATAAATAACGCAGCCGGGTTCAACTCTGGAATTACGATTGCTTCCAGTACAAACGTCACGGTAGCTGCGACAGGTATTTACTCCGTCAATGCCAGCATTCAGTTTGCAAACTCTGACGGAAACGACCACACATCGACCTTTTGGTTTAGAAAGAACGGCAGCAATATTCCAAATTCTGCATCCATTATTTCGGTTCCTAAAGTTTCAGAAGGTGGAAAGACGCTGGCTCAAGTGACTATCTTTGAGTCAATGACCGTTAGCAGTTACATACAGTTGGTTTGGTCCGTTAGTAACGTCGCTGTTACTTTGGACTATTCTTCTGCAACTGCGACGGCCCCTGAAGTTCCCTCTATCATCTTCAACATGCAGAGAATCGCGTGATGAAAATTCGCGGTAACTGGGAAGACTGGGAAGACTTTGAGAACTTCGCCAAGGGCGGCGGTGCATTTAAGACCGGCGCTTGGCAACGCAAGGCTGGAAAGAATCCAGAGGGCGGTTTGAACGAAGCCGGTCGTCGCAGCGCGAAGCGTGAAGGGATGAACTTGAAGCCGCCGGTTAGCGCGAGCCAAGCAAAGAAATCCCCGAAAGCAGCGGCACGACGCAGATCGTTCTGTGCAAGGATGTCCGGAATGCCGGGTCCAATGAAAGATGACAAGGGCAGGCCGACGCGCAAAGCGTTGTCTCTCCGTAAATGGGATTGTTAAGAGGAAACCATCATGGGCGTTAAGTACGTTAAAGATTTTGCTTTCCCGTCTGCGGGTGGTTTCCACTCGGGCAGCGTTCAGCGTTATGCCAAAGGCGGTCATGTAACCAAGCTCCCGGCTAAGGCCAAGGATTCCGCCAAAGGAATGCCTGCTCGTGCCAAGCCGAATGCTCCTGCGCGTGGCGCTCCGAAGATGGAGTCCAAGCCCAAGGTTGGCAAGGGCCAAGGCTACGAGAAGGGCGGTTACGTTCCGGGCAAGGAGAAGGATGTGCAGCCGGTCAAGCGTCCTCCGGGTCGCGGCAAGGATCTGGCTCCGGCTCGTCGCTTCAAGGGCAAGTACGAGGGCTACGCTGAGGGTGGTCCGGTTGCGGAAATCACCGAAGGCGATGGCATGTCGCCGCTGCAAGAAATGGCTTACGCACTCCCCTATGATTACATGAAAGATATTGTGGTAGAGCGAGAGCTCCCAGCGTTGCCGGAACCGCCGCCGTTTGATCCTATGCGCGGTGTAAGCCTCGGGGATCGTGTTCCTGTCGGCGCTTTGACTCCGCTGCCCGAAGAGCCGATGTATCGCGTCCCGCTTGCTGGTGATGACGGCATGGTGCCGGGGCGAGTTAGGCTTCGACCTGAACCGGTAGACCGCGTTGGCAATCGCCGCGCCATGATGGGTGACCGTCGTGACATGGCTATGCGTCCGGGTATGCGTGGCGTTGCTCGTCGTGCTGCTCCCCCGCGTATGCGTGCTCCGGCTCCGGTTCGTCAGCCTGAGATGATGCCGTTTGATTTGGAAGTTCCCATGCCGTTGGTTCCCCGCTACAAGAAGGGCGGCGAAGTAAAGGGCGAGAAAATTGCCAAAGTCATGCGCGAGTACAAAGAGGGCAAGCTGCACTCAGGCTCCAAGAAGGGTCCTGTTGTGAAGAACCCGAAGCAAGCGATGGCGATTGCGCTGTCGGAAGCTCGTGCTGCAAGAAAGGCCGATGGTGGAAGAATTGAAAAATTAAAAAAATCAATAATTGCTGATGACTTGGCTAAAGCTAGAAAGCTTGGCAAAACTTATAACGAAATGTACAGGGATGAGTTTAACAAGCAAGTTAAAGAAGGGATTTTAAATCCGTCTGCTGTCAAAGCAAAAAAAGCTTATGAATTGCATACGCCTAAAGAGGTTCGTAAAGTATACGAATCTGATAAAGAGTATTTTGAAAAAATGGCCAGCCAAAATAAGAAGGCCGAAGGCGGCGTAATGAGTAAGGGGCCGAGCACCCGCTACACCGCTGCTAAGGGTCGTCGCATGGCGAAAGAGCGTGCCATGGAGCGTCGTGCTCTGGATAAGGCGCGTCACGCTGAGAAGTATGCTCCGGGCTTAAGCTTGGATATGGAAGACGAGAGCACGGTGCCTACATACCAATCCCTTAAGCCCCGCAAAAAAGTCGAGATGCTCAAGTACGCTAAGGGCGGAAAAGCCAAGCATTCTGATGTGAAGATGGACAAGGCCATGGTGAAGAAGGCTGTCCACAAGCATGAGAAAGCGATGCATCCCGGTAAGAAGATGACCAAGCTCAACAAGGGCGGCGTTCCTTCATACGGACGTAAGCCAATGTACGGCGGCGGTAAGTGCTAAAATAACTTCCGTGTAGTCAGAGGGGTCTGCTCGATGCAGTAGACCATGGCGCAAGAGGGACCCTGATGGCGACTTCCGGTACAGTTTCGACAACTCAATTTACGACTAGGCAGGTCATTGACCATGCCTACAGGCGTTGTCGTTTGGGTGCGCAGCAGATCACCTCTGAGATGATCGACATTGCGAACGACCAGCTTTACCTGATTCTGGCTAACCTTGCGAACCGGGGTGTTCAGCTCTGGTGTATTGAGAAACTGATTATGCCGCTCTACGAGGGCAACAGCGCAGTGACGCTGCCTTTGGGTACGGTGGACGTTCTCAATACCAACCTGCGCACTCTGACTCAGGTAACGGGCACTGAGACGACTAGCTCAACCACGGTGACGATGGTAGTTGCCGGTGGAACGACGTTAACGACGGTAGGCATTTTGTGGAGTGCAACCTCGGTTCCGTTCGTAGTCGAGCAGTCTGTTAATGGCGCGACTTGGACATCGGTACCTCTTGAGCAGTATCAAGCAGCGTCTGCGCCGACTCAGGTTGCAGGCGAGTGGCTGTGGGTAGACTTTGTTTCCACAACTACGAACAACTATTTCCGCGTTCGTGCTACGAGCGGTACTTTATCGGCCACGGATGTCTATTTCGGGAACACGCCTACAGAAATCCCTATAGCGCGATTGAATCGTGATGACTATACGGCGCTGCCCAACAAGTACTTCCTTGGCCGACCTTTGCAGTTCTGGTTTG